AATAACTTTACCTGATACACAAACGAATGTTTTATGCGCATTAGTTATCGAAAGAAGTAAAAAGTGTCTTTATTTTTTTGCTAAATATGTATTAGGGTTTGATCTTCTTACTGATCAAACCCATAAGAGGTGGGCCGACGATCTTATAACTGCGATAAAAAAAGATATAAGAAGGGTCATGCGCCTCAAACCCCGTAAGACGTATAAGTCAAGCCTTTATGGGATATCTTTTGTTTTATGGCTTTGGGGTTGTGTCTCTCCAAAAATTAGGATATTTTATACATCTTCATCTGGAGCGCTCATAGATGAAATTGCTGATAGTTTTGGGAGTTATGTAGGGACAGAAAAAAATGAAACTCTTTATTCATTTATATTCGGTATAGTTAGGCAAATAGATAAAAAAAATACTTCTAACGTATTTAATATTAAAGGAAGGGAGGGAAAAGGATTTTCTCTTACTTTAAGAACTTCCGGGGGTTCTACTACCGGAACACACCCTAATATCATTATTGCAGATGATCCTGTTGGAGAGAAAGATAGAGATTCCGAGGCAGAAAGAAAAAGCAAAGAAAGATGGTTCAATACTCTTACTCCTCTTTTAGTGCCTTTTGATGATCCCGTAACTGGATGGCATTTTGAATCTATATATTATATCGGAACGAGATGGCATATGCAGGATCTTGTTCATTATATTCATGAAGAATTAATTAAAAAGAAAGGTGAAGAATGGGATGTAGAATCTGAATCTATTGTAGATGAGCACGGAAAGCCTTCGTATCCGGAGTTTTGGGATGAAAAGAGGATCGCCCGTGAAAGGAAAAGTATGCCCGATGTTGAATGGGCTTGTCAGTACCTTAATGATCCCCTTCCGGAAGGAATGCAGACTTTTGATCTTAACCGGCTTTATTTTATTCGTCCGTCTCAGTTTAAGGAAATATTTAGATACGGACAATTAATATGCGCGTTTGATCCGTCTCTTGGAAAACAACATTCGGATTTTCCCGCGGTATGGTGGGCGCATTATTATAATAATATAATAACATTTTTTGATGCTATAGATGAAAAAATAGAATTATCTTTACTTGTGCATCAGATAGCTCACAGGAATGAAGTATATCATTGCCGGAAAATGGTGTTTGAAGATAATGGAGTTACGCTTGTTGAAAAAGCAATAAAAGACGCTCACGATAGAATAGGTTGGAGAATAGATGTGGATCCCGTGCATCATGGCAGTGACAGCAACAAGCATGAAAGGATTGTATCTACGCAGCCTGATTTATATTCAGGTGCCGCTCAATTTTTATCGGATTACGAAAGGAGATATCCTGAAGCTATGAATCAAATAGTATTTTATGGTGCCTATGGACATGATGATTTTCCCGATTGTATGGAAATGATTATTGCTTATTTTAGAAAACCTCATTTCGAATTCCAAAGATACGAGTCAATGTTGTAAATATTAGTTGACAATTATATACTGTTATATGTATATTAATATTAATTTTGACTCTCTTTTAACTCTCTTTGTTGTTTATTTACAGAGTGAAGGATTCTCAAAAAAAGAATAATTCACTCGCTCGTATGTAACCGCGATAAGGTACGGCTCGCTGGCTCGGCGATAAGAGCTATTTTAAAAAAAATAGCAGCAGCTAAATGGCGACAGATACCAATACCAACTTAATAATTTTTAATCAAAGACATCCTGATTTAAAAGATAAAAACGATAACTGGAAATTAATTCATGACGCTTATGTAGGCGGATTACAATTTAAAAATGCCGGTTATCTTATCCAATATCCGAAAGAATCGGACGGTTCGTTTAACAAAAGAAAAGAACGCGCCGTTTATTTCAATCAAATGTCGCCTGTTGTGGATATGTTATCCGGATTGTTATTTCTTAACGAACCCGTCAGAACAATTCCTAAACAGCTTAATTATCTTCTTGATAAAGTTTCGGGTAAGAAAAAACTTAATGAGTTCATGAGAATCGTTTCCGCACATGCATTTATGTTTACTTGCGGTGTTCTTGTAGATTCTCCTAATTTTAATCCCGATATCGTAAGGACAAAAAAAGACAGGATGGATAACGGTATAAATCCTTACGCAATTTTATATCTCCCTTTTAAGATAATAGATTTTAATATAAACGTGAATGACGGTGAACTTGATTGGGTTATTTTAGATAATTCATACTGGGATCACCCCGATCCGTTTGTTGTAGGTCAGAATATAACAAAGTATACTTTATGGACGAGAGAATATTGTCAGCATTTTATTTTAGAGAATAAAAAAACGGTTATTCCGACGGAAAAGAGATTTCATGGAATAGGTTATGTTCCTTTCCATTTTATTTCCTGGCGTGACGATAACAATGATTTTATAGGCGAGACCGTTTGCGAGGATATTGCAATGGTCTGTAAGCTCATATATAATAATATGAGTTATATGGATGAAATGCTTGCGTCCGGTACATTTAAAATGTTGGTGTATCCGTCTAAAGATGGAAGACCGCCTGAAAATCTTACCTCGGGTGGAGTTGGTCCATTATCTATTATTCCCGTTGATATAGAATCAAATTTTGCCCCTAGTTTTATTGGCGCGAATTTAACTGAAATAGATCCGTTTATAAAGGCTATTGAATTTTATATGTCGGAGATTTTAAAGAAAGTCGGTTTGTCTACGGACGAAACAAAAGAATTTGTAAAATCCGGGGTTGCTAAGAAAATAGATTTTCAGAAGATGAGAGCGCTGCTTCAATCCGGTGCGCTTATGATGGGCAGGGCGGAAGAATGGATATTTAAAACTGCCGCAAAATGGGAAAATAAAATACTGTCTCAAAAAGTTATAAAGTCGGAATATACTTCCGCTTTTTCATCTGAGGATTTGCAAACCGAAATTACGATGCTGAATGAGTTGCTTATGCATCCTATCAGGAAGCTGCAACAGGAGACATTAAAGCTGCTTGTAAAAAAATTGTTGGCAAATGATTTAAAGCCTGATATATTACAGGTGATATATGATGAAATTGATAAGAGCAAAATTTTAGTCGAAAGCAAGATGGATATAAATACCGCTGCTCAGACTGTAAAAAATGAGAATCAAAATAATAATAAACAGGAGTAATTATGGGAGTTAGAAGTAGATTTTTGAGGAATTTGATTAGTTTGTTTTTCTGCACCACTTTTTATGAAGATGATCCGGGTGCAGCTGGCGGCGGTGGTGGTGGTGGTGATAATAAAGGCGATTTTAAATTTAGTGGAGAGTTTGTTGAGATAAAAGACCCTAAAACCGGAAACAAGATAAAAGTTCCGAAGGAATTAAAAATGGATGAAATTATCGGTCATACCATTTCTACAACACGGGATACTGTTGAAGAGAAATATAAGAATTTAATGACCGAGATTGAAAATCTTAAAAGCGAGAATAAAGATCTTTCGAGAGTGCAGGAAGAATATCAGAGATTGAGAGAATCTCAGATGTCTGAAAAGGAAAAGATCGAATCTAATGCGGCAAAGGTTATAAAAGATCATGAGAGAGCCGCTAAAGAAGCGACTGAGACAGCGGCTAAATGGAAGGCATTATTTGAAAAATCTACGATAAGAAATGATATATTAAGTTCGTTTGGGGATGTGAAATTATTTAATCCCGGGCAGGTAGCCCTGCTTTTTGAGAATGAAGGAAACGCGAGGATATCAGAGAAAATAGGGAATGACGGAAAACCGACAGGAAAATTTGAAACAATGCTTACGCTTACGCTTGAGGATAAGGATGGAAAGCCGGAGACAATTGAGGGGACTCCTTCTGAATTATTCCAAAAATGGATTGATCTTGAGCGTAATTTTCATCACCGCCAAAATGAACTGCCTCCAGGCGGCGGTACTCCTCCCTCTGCGAAGGGGAAGGGCGCTGGTATAGACTGGGGCTCAATGAAGGCAACAGATAAACTGAACAAAGCAAGAGAGTTAGGTTTAACAGGGTCGAAATAAATCTTTAATTTGCCATAGGAGGAAATAAAAATGGCATTAACACTAGTAGAAGCTGCGAAGATTTATTCCGGCGATCCGGTTCGTTCCGCGATTATAGAAATGTTTGCTTCGTCTTCAGATCTTCTCAGGGAACTTCCCATTGAGAATATCGAAGGTACAGCCATGAAATACAATAGAGAAGAAACTCTTCCCGGTATTGGATTCAGGGGTGTAAACGAAGCTTTTAGCGAAGGTACTGGTATAATCAATCCCATTACCGAACCGCTTGTAATTGCTGGTGGCGATTTGGACGTTGATAGATTTATCGTGCAGAGAATGGGCGCCAATATGCGTTCTACTCACGAAAAAATGAAGGTAAAAGCTCTTGCTCTTAAATGGACAGAAACTTTTATCAAAGGCGATCAAACTACGGAACCTCGTGAGTTTGATGGTTTACAGGTTAGATGTACCGGAGATCAGCTTATTGCTGCGGGCGGTACTGCGAACGGAACTCCATTAGCTCTGACAAAACTGGATGAACTAATTGATGCGGTTGAAAGTCCTACTCATCTTGTGATGAATAAGACAATGAGAAGGCTTCTGACTGCCGCTGCGAGAAATTACACGGTTGGCGGATTTATAACATGGGATTTAAATCAATTTGGTCAGAGGGTTTATAAGTATAATGATCTTCCGATTATCATTGTTGATAAAGACAATGAAAATAACGATATTCTTCCCTTTACAGAAGCCGCTACATCAGGTACTGCAACAGCGACATCAATTTATTGTGTGAGTTTCGGCGAAGGTATGTTTACCGGTATTCAGGGCGGAGATATGCAGGTTAGGGATCTTGGCGAAATAGACAGTGCTCCTGTTTATAGAACCAGGGTAGAATGGGATT